ATAATTAATTCAGCAGAGCGTGATATAGAAGAGCGTGAAGCTGCATATACGAAACTTAGCGCCATTCAAGATGTCTTAGTACACATTGAATCAATGGCAGACCAACGCAAGATTAATGAAAAGCGCTGGAAGATTTTTTGATTTCTAACTGAACAACCAGTTTTTTAGCTAACACCGTGAGGTGCAGCTCTAATGTAAGTTGATTTTGCATTGGAATAGATAAAGGAAATTATCAAAATGGAAAACACCAACCCTAACGGGAGTGAAAACCAGTCGCAAGGTACAACCGTACAAGATGCAGCAAATTCTTTCTTAGGTTTAATGGATGTAGCAGAAGCACCCGAAGAAGGGCAAGTAGAAGCAGCAGCAGAACAGCCAGAAGAAGAATTAGTTAGTGAAGATGAGCAGCAAGAATGGCAAGATGAAAGTGAGCAAGAAGAGCTTGAACCTGAATCAGATGATCAAGAAGAGGAAGTTGAACAAACATACTCTGTTAAGGTCGCTGGTGAAGATAAAGAGCTAACTTTAAGCGAACTTAAATCACTTGCACAACAAGGTGCTGATTACACTAAGAAAACGCAACAAGTAGCCGAACAGCGTAAGGCTTTAGAAGCTGAAGCAAAGGCTATCGAAGAAGCTAAGTATTTACGAGATGCTTATGCTCAACGATTGCAAGCAATGGAGCAATTGCTGAATGCCCCAGAGCAAAATGAGGACTTAGAATATCTCAAGGAATCAGATCCTATTGGTTACGCAGTACGAGTAGCAGAGAAACAACAACAGCGAGAGCAACTCCAAGCAGTTCAAGCTGAACGTCAACGCATTGCTGAACAGCAACAAGCGGAATACGCTCAACAGATGCAAGGATACTTAGCTCAACAAGCTGAACAGTTGTCTAAAGTGTTACCTGATTATACTGATCCAGTTAAGGGTGAAGCGTTAAGATCTGAATTGCGAACATTTGCAAAATCTAATCTAGGCTTTACTGATGAAGAGTTATCACAAGTTCGAGATTCTCGTCATGTAGTAGCATTGCATAAAGCAATGTTATACGACAAATTACAGAAGGCACGACCAGAAGTTAATAAACGTGCTAACGAAGCGCCTAAGACTATTAAGAGTGGCAACGGTGTAAAACCAACCACATCTGAAAATGTTAAGCGCCAACAACAACAACTTAGGCAGTCTGGCAAAGTCCGTGATGCTGCTAAGTTATTTGAAAACTTTATTTAAGGAATTAACATGGCTACATTCGCAACCTATACCGCTATCGGTCAACGTGAAGATTTATCTAACGTAATTTATAACATCTCTCCAACAGATACACCATTCATGAACTCAGTAGGCAAAACATCTGCTACTGCTGTTCTTCACGAATGGCAAACAGACTCATTGGCTGCTGCTAATGCTTCTAACGCTGTAGTCGAGGGTGCAGATGCTGGTTCATCTACTCTTGCTCCTACAGTTCGAGTTGGTAACCGTACACAGATCTCTAACAAAGTTGTTAAGATCTCTGGCACTTTGGAAACAGTAAACAAAGCTGGCCGTCGTTCAGAAAAAGCGTACCAATTGGCTAAAGCATCAAGCGAATTGAAACGTGATATGGAAACAATCTTGTTGAGCAACCAAGTTGCTGCAGCAGGTGACGGTTCATCTACACCACGCACATTGGGTGGCTTACAAACATGGTTAAACAGCAACTACTCTGGTGGTACTGGTGGTACTGCTGGTAACTTGGGTACAACTGCTCGTGTAACTGGTACAGATCGTGCTTTCACAGCAACAATCTTGAACACAGTAATCCAATCAGCATACACAAACGGTGGTACACCTACAATGTTGTTGGTAACTCCAGCACAAAAAGTAGTTGCTTCTACATTCGCAGGTATCGCTACTCGTTACCGTGATGTTCCAGCTAACCAACAAGCTCAAATCGTTAATGCTGCTGACGTTTATGTATCTGATTTCGGTATCATCCAAATCGTTCCTAACCGTTTCATCCCTAACTCTGACAACGATGATGTTGCATTCTTGTTAGATCCAGAGATGGCTGCAGTTGCATACCTACGCCCATTCCAAACTTTAGAATTGGCTAAAACAGGTGACAGCGAAAATACTGAACTTTTAGTAGAATACACACTAGAAGTTAAGAACCAAGCTGCTCACGGTATCATTGCTGACTTGACCTAGTATTAAGGATAGGGGGATCTTCGGATCTCCCTTCTCTAACCATGACAAAATCAATTAATAACGGCATTTCAAATACATCGTTTATTGATAACGGTGATCAGCTAATTGTTGAACAAAAACAAGATATTAGCGCAATTATTGAACACAATAAGGCATTGTATAACCAGTCACTAGACCGTAAGGGTTGGGATGGTAACAACGCTTTCGCACCACAAAACAAGGTTGCATCAATCCCGTTAGTAGTCTTTGCAGAATTAGAAAAGCAAGGTATCACACGAGGATTTCAAGTATTAGATATGGATCGCTTTAAGGCTTTCCTAAACAATCCTGATAATCAGGTATTCAGAACACGAATGGGAACTGTATGAGCATAACAAATTATTCAGACCTGCAGAGTACAATTGCTAGTTACTTAGCTCGTACTGATTTAACTGCTCAAATTCCTAATTTTATTCAGTTAGCAGAAACTCGTTTACGCAGAGATTTGCGTATTCGTCAAATGCTAAAGGTTGCAACTACAACTACAACAGCTAATGACAGCACAGTTGAGTTGCCATCAGATTACTTACAAATGCGTGACCTTCACGTTAATACAAATCCAATTCAAACAATTGAATATATATCGCCAAGTAATTTCTATCGTAATACATGGTCGACAGTAAGTGGATTGCCACGTCAATATACTGTTCTTGCTCAAGAGTTTCAGTTTGCACCTATCCCAGATAGCGGATATACATTGCAAATGATGTATTATGCAGCTCCACCATACCTAAGCAATACAAATACTTCTAATGTATTCTTGGCTAATTGCCCAGACTTATTGCTTTATGGCGCTTTGTGTGAAGCTGAACCTTACTTGATGAATGATGCTCGTTTAGTTACATGGGCAAATATGTATGATCGTGGACTTTCTGCACTAACAGTTAGCGATGATCAAGGCGAGTACGGTGGTTCACCGCTTTCAATTACAACATCTTTACGTTAAGGAATAATCATGGCAGAAATTTCAAACTATTTAGAGAATGCTCTAATTAATGGTACAATTCGTGGTACGACATACACAGCACCTAGCACAGTTTATGTAGGTTTATACACATCAGATCCTACAGATGCTAACACAGGTACAGAAGTATCTGGTGGCTCATATGCTCGTCAATCAGTTACATTTGCAGCACCTTCTAATGGCCTATCAGCTTCTAATGCTGACGTAACATTCCCACAAGCAACAGCTAACTGGGGTACAATCGGTTGGGTTGGTATCTTAGATGCATCAACTGGCGGAAACCTTCTTTATCATACAGTTTTAGATGCTGCAAAAACAATTGAAACTGGTGACATCTTTAAGATTGCATCAACAAATCTAACAGTACAATTAAGCTAGGATAATCTATGGCTTTAGTAGTCAAGGATCGTGTACGAGAAAATAGCGTAACGTCTGGTACAGGCACATTCACGCTTACTGGAGCTGTAAATGGCTTCCAGACATTCTCTAGTGCAATTGGTAATGGCAACACAACTTACTATGCGATTACTGAATCAGGTACAGCTAACTTTGAGGTTGGTTTAGGTACGGTAGGTGCAGGAACATTATCTCGTGATACAGTTTTAGAATCATCTAATAGCGGTTCATTGGTAAACTTTGGATCTGCTGCTAAAGACGTATTCTGTACATACCCTGCTGAAAAATCTTTTTATTTAAGCATCAATGATTTGTCAATTTTTCCTTCATCAATGTTTGAAAAGTCTACAAATAGTGCTACAGCCGCAACAGGAACGATTAATTTTGATGTAATTACACAGCCAGTTCTTTACTATACATCTAATGCTAGTGCTAACTGGACTACAAATATTAGAGGCTCTAGCTCAGTATCTTTAGATTCAATAATGGCAACAGGTCAATCAATGACCATTGCTTTTTTAGTAACTCAAGGTGCTACTGCTTATTACAACAGCGCAGTAACTATTGATGGAAATGCTATTACTCCAAAATGGCAAGGTGGAATAGCTCCTACAGCAGGTAACGCAAGCTCCATTGATATTTATACATATACAGTAATTAAAAC